GCTTGTCGGATTCCGGCACCAGCGTAGGTTTGCCTTGCGGCTTTTCCATGTAGGGCGTAAGGATTTCATCAAAGCGGGCTTTGCCCAGGAGCTTCTGCATAGCGGTGATGCCCAGCAGCTTCTTCTCATAAGGGTCGAAGCCTGCGTCGCTGACTGCCTGAACGACAGCCGCCTCATTGGTGTATTTGCGCCTGGCGCGGCCTTCGACCAGCTTCCAGCCGTGCCACTCCTTTCCGCTGATCGCCTGTTGCAGAGCGTATTCCTTGATATCGGATGCCCAGCTGACCAGCTCGTCCACCTTGCCGAGGATGACTTCGATCTCGCTGTCCTCCAACAGAGGCGGCAGCTTGAAGTCGTACTGTGCCAGAAGCAGATTGGCCTCGGCCCGAGCGCGGCACTCGTGTTTGGCCTTGCAGAAGCCGCACCATTCTCCACAGAGAAAATTTCCATCACCGGCGAAGGCCAGCGCAGCGGTGGGTTTCAGAACCTCATCGGCCCACGCATACAGGGCTTCCTTTTTCAACTCGAAGGTGCTGACATTCTGACGGCGCGGTTGGTAGATGGTCATGCTGACACGGTCGATGTCGTAGATATCGTCGAACAGCTCCAGCGCACCCAGGGCGTAGCACTTCATCTGCGGGTTATCCTCAGCAGACACCAGGACGCCAAGACCGTGCTTGTAGTCCACGATCCGCAAGGTACCATCCGCAATGATGACGCAGTCGGCGGTGCCAAAGCCCTGTTCCACCCAACGGGAGAAATCTACCCGCTGCTCAATCAGGACAACCGGGTCGGCGCAGGTCTCCTTGGCGGCTTCCACCTGTTCCAGAATGAAGGCCGCGTAGCCATTGGCGCAGTCCTCCATCTCGGCGCTGTACCAAGTCAGATGCTCGGTGGGGTCCTTCACCGCCATACCTAGGGCCTTGCGGAGTTTGTACTCACAGAGGCTGTGGGCATCGGTTCCCTCGGCGGCGTAGTCGCTACCCTTGTCCTCATAGGTTTCGCAGAGCCGAGCAGAAGGCGGACAATGGAGCCAGCGCTCAGATGAGGACGCGGAGAGGATCGCGTGGCCTTTAGGTGGCATCGCCGAGTACCTCCGCTTCCGAAAGCAAAGCCGCGAAGTGCTGCGGGTCAATCTGGGACAGCTTGCTGGCCCCGTGCTTCTGGAGCAGCTCGCGAACGGCAGCGGTGTGTCCGGCGCGGGACTTCTCCGCTAGAACCGCTCGTACCTGCTCCAGCGTTACCGCAGTCTCCTGCTGGACGGGTGCATCCTCTACGGGCGCTTCCTCGGCACCGGAAAATTGCTGGGCCAGCCAGTTGGCAGCGTCGTTAATAGCAGCAGCGGCATTGCGCAGCTCTTCGATGGCCATGGCCATATCGCTCATTTTGCTCACGATGTTTTCCTCCTTCCTCGGATTGTCTTGCGGCAAGAATCCTCATGTTCCTTGCCAGTCTGCTGGATACGATGCTGATTGCGGTCAAGACCTCAATCGCCTCGTCATCGTTCCTGCTTTTGTTGTAATACGACTGCTTCACGGTGTTCACCTCCATTCTGCAAGGCGGTTTGTTCTGTGCCTTACACTTCCCAATGGAGATGAGCTGTGTCGTTTGACGAAGCTGATGAAGATTTTTTCAAAAAACTCTGACTACCCGGATGAGTAGCCAGAGCCTTCCTAATTATTAGAAGAAGTCAGGATACTCTTCAGAGAGGATTGCCTTAGCCTTAGCCAAGCGAGAGCGGAAGGTGGTGCGCTTGATGCCGATGATGTCGGCAATCGCCTCATCAGACAGGTCATTCATGCGCAGGCGACCGATTTCTTCCGCTTCGGGCATCAGTTCTGCCAGACGGTCAAAAAGCTTAGCGAGCGTTACTCTGTCACTGACGATTTCGTCTACCAACGGTGCAGTGTCCGGAATCGAATCCAGTGGGGATACGGAATCGCCATCCTCGTTCTCATTTTTATAGTCGAGGGACAGCATGTCTCCGGCACGACGGAACTCGCAGTTGAAGCAGTCGCCGTCGCAGATCCAGAATTGGTTCTTCTTGCAAGCACACTGGCCGTGGTATTGAGCTTTCTTGCGGAAGGTGTCGTAGTAGCTGATGTGCTCTCGGTAGCATTCTTCAGGTACGTCCACCCACTCCTCGGTGGACTTAATATAGATGCGGTAGGTTTCTTCCTTTGCCATACTTTTTCTCCTTTGATTGGCTGATTTGCGAGCCGTCGCGGGAGAAAACCACATCTGGTCACCACGAAAACAGTCGAGCTGGGTTGTATTTCGCGGATTTTTGCGTTATACTGGTTTATATCGGTTTGCATGATGATTCGCCGAAATGTATCAACGATGCGCTGGGTGCCAGTAGTGGGTTCCTGCGATTGCTCACAGGAACATCCAATCGTTAGGAAAGTTAGCACCCCATAGTTGGAGGAGTTAGTAGAGTTAGTATTTTGAAACGAGGGACAAGCATTGAAAAACAGCGTAAATCTGAGGCTCTGCGGAGGAACCTTCTTCACGCTCCTTTTGGAGGCGCGGAAGCAACAATATGGAGCGCGGCAGCACTACAACAGGCAGAAAGATGGCCTCACTGAGCCGGAAACACTCCTGGGTCTAGCAAGGGCCGTTGTCCCCGACTGGCCGATGCCGGATGCATCCATGATGGACACCGTCAAGGGAAACACAACGAATTACAAGCTCTGCAAGAATAAAGGCGGGAAAACCTATTTCCCGTTCAGCGACCGGGCCGCCATCCGAACATTTGATAACCGGATTAAGGGTCAGTACGGTGAAGCACTGGATGCGATGTGGGCATTCCGTGACACCTTCTTAGAGATAAAGGGCAGCAGAAAAAAAGACGAGTCACTCGTCAGAGTGCTCGTCGAACTGATAAATGAAGATGACAGCATCGATGCGGAACAGCTTTTTTACATATCCGTAGATGGGATGCCGGTAAAGAAGCAAGACCTTATTCAGAAAGACCGTGTTTGTTATGAGGCGTTCCTGTTGGGAGTGTTTCATTTCGCCATCATGCGGAAGGAACCGGCCACAATCGGTGCGGAGGCCATTAACCTGTGGTGCCCGTCCACCGGTGGAGGGCCAAGGGAGTATCACGGTCGCATTGGTGAAAGCTGGCCGGAGATAAAGCTGGACTATTACCAGCCCGCAGGAGTGCCACAACACGAGAACGACGCTGCAGATGAAACCGAAGCTGGTATTGTGGATGCCGAACCCGTTTCAGAGCAAACGGAGGAAGGCCAGCCGGGTGCTGAGAGGCCGGTGGCGCAACAGGTTGTGGTCAACAACAATCCAACCTTTTTCTCTCAACACGGGAATAACAACATTCAGGTTGAAACGATAGAGAACCTTACGATTAATTGGTGACAGGAGGATACGGAATGCCAAAAGATGAGCAGCTTGTGCCAGCCAGCGCAAAAAAACTATTGAAGCCGGGACTTTCGCTGGATGCTATAGCGGCCCGAACAATGGAGCAGCATGGAGACCGTAATTTACAGGTCGGTGAAATAGAGAACTTCACGCAAAATGTTAGCGTCCTCGTGATGCCTTCCAAAAAGCAAGAGAGCAAGGCTGTCATCAGCGATGCTCTCATGGTAGACAATGACTTCTTTCATTTAGTTGTGGTTGGAGGCTGTTCACTGCAAAATGAGGTAGTAACGGTGTCGAAGGAATATGCGCTGACCGCCAGTACAGCTGAAGATGTTGTGAAGGAACTTGCCGCACTATCCCCAGAAGCTATCGAGGTCTTGAAAACGTATCCGGCCTTGATAATGGACAAAAATAAGCACTACGGAAAAGCCGATGCGTCTCAAAAGGCGGTGTACGGCTTCATTACGGATATCATCGAATTGGACGAGGCTGTTGAACTGCACTTCCAGATTTTGAACTGGATTCCCCAGCAGACGGTACTAGGCCTTGCGGATAGACTTGGGATACGGCGAGTCTCTGCGTGGAATGAGCTTGACGATACACATTGGGCTGTGAAAAAAGTGAAACTGACAGAAGTACTGAAAAGTGCCGGGATTAGGGTCTTCACGATGGCGTGAACTGCCCGTCATGAGGAGGTATATCATGAGTACAGAATATGAAAACATGCAAGTAGAAAAATGGGTCAATCTAGAGGATGTCGCCGACTATCTTGGCATCACACAGGATACTGCCAGAACGTGGGCCAGAGAAGGACGGATACCTGCGTATAAAGTTGGAAAAAGATATAAATTTAAAATATCAGAAGTTGACGATTGGGTAAGGAATTGCGGAAGCGTCAGTGAGAAGGAGGACGAGCAAGATGAATGAAAAAATGACATCGGCTATTCAGAAGCTCATTTTGACGGATGCCACGTTCAATGGAGAGATCGTAGAACCGACTTTCATCAATTTCTTTTATGGTAAAAACGGTGCCGGTAAATCGACTATTGCTCGGACAATTCGCGCAAACCGCCCTGGTAGTGTAGAATGGCGAGGCGACCAGTCTGCTGATAGCTATGATGTCCTCGTATACGACACTGAGTTCGTCAGGGACAATTTTGAAAACTATGATAATCTTCCGGGTGTGTTCACCATTGCAGAGGAGAACATCGCTGTTCAGAATCAGGTGAAGGAGAAAAATGCTGCGCGGCAGAAACTGCTGGAGCAGCATAGCGCTTGCAAAGGCGAGCTGGATGCCAAGTCAGCCGCAAAGGAGCAGGCCCTCACTGATTATCAGCAGGCGTGTTGGGAGCGCACCAAAGCACTGCGTGAAACCTTCGATGCCGCAATAACAGGCAAGAAAAGACCACATCTGTTTGCAACAGAGATTCTGAGCACTTCGCCGGTCGACCACGATTATGATGAGCTGGTCACACTTCACCAAACAGTCTATCAGGGCAGCGGAGAGCCCTACCCGCTGTTCAAAAAGGCAGGACGAGTGACCTATGCTACGTTGCCAGGTTTTGACCTCATGGGCAAATCCATTTTCAGTAGCAGCGAAACTCCGTTTTCCAGCTTCATCACCGCACTGAATGCTACCGACTGGGTGCGGCACGGCCACGCTTCCTTCGGTGGCCGCACCGAAGGAAAATGCCCTTATTGCCAGCAGAAGTTGCCTGCAAACTTTGAGCAGGAAATTGCAAAGTGCTTTGACACTAACTATACCGAGGATATCGCCGCCATCACAGAGTTCCAGGTGGTCTATGAGCGGGAGATGACCGGTATTCTGGAAACGCTTCAGAGAAACTTGGATAAGGTGCTCCCGGATTTGCAACTGGACGAGTACCAGACAAAGCTGCAGCTTCTTTCAAATGCCATCACCATCAATCTTCAGCGCATTGCCGCAAAAATAAAGGAGCCCACCACCATTGCGTCTTTGGAGGACACTGACACTCTGCTCATTGAGCTTGGCTCCATTATCGACGAGTTTAACAAGCGGATTCAGACGAACAACGATGTGGTCAGCCACCTCAAAACGGAGAAGACAAAGTGCAAACAGCATGTGTGGGAGTATCTGGCGTTCTATCTGAAAGATGCAGTCGCTAATTACAACAGCAAAATAAAAGCACTTGAGGGCGAAATCACCGCATTGCAGACAAAACTGACTGGAATTGTAGCAGATGGTCGTAAAATTGTTGCGGAAATCAGTGACCTAAACAAGCAGGTCGTGAATACGGAGGCAACCATTGCTGGCATTAATACGCTGCTGCGTGACTCCGGTTTTCAGGGATTCAGTCTCAGGGCCAAGGAAGGCGTTCCGAATGTCTACGAAGTCATCCGTCCGGACGGCAACATTGCGGAGAAGTTGAGCGAGGGCGAACGGAACTTCATCGCATTCCTGTACTTCTACCACCTTGTCCGTGGTAGCCAGCGCAGCGATGCGGTCAAAGATAAAATCGTAGTTATCGACGACCCGGTATCGAGTATGGACAGCGGAGCGCTGTTTATCGTGAGTGCTCTCGTCCGAGAGATGGTCGAGGTCTGCTTCAACAATACAGACTATGAGGGCCACGTTGTGGAAGGCGACTACATCAAGCAGATTTTTATCCTGACGCATAACGTGTACTTCCACCGGGAAATCACCTACCGTCAGGTGAAGCGGTACCGGAGCGTGTCCTTCTTCATCATCCGGAAATCGGACAACATCTCAAGTGTTACGCTTTGCACGAAGCGGAGCCCTGTCCCCACGCAGATGGAGAACTACAATCCGGTGCAGAATTCCTACGCGGCCCTGTGGAGTGAGCTTAAGGAAGTCACTTCGCCCATCACGGCCATGAACGTCATTCGCCGGATTCTGGAGTATTATTTTCTGCAGCTCTGCGGATACGAGGGAACGAACATCCGCAAGGAAGTTCTGGAGAAGGAAGATAATCGGAAGCTGTTCGTCGATCAGACTGAAAGCGGCCAGCCGGATTACACTCGGTACCATTTGGCATCGTCCATGCTCTCCTATATTCACAATTCCACTGGAGTCGTGGACGGTCTGAATTATGTGGAGGACTGCGTGGATGCGGAACAGTATAAAGCTGTGCTGAAGCTCATCTTCGAGGCTATGCATCAGGAGCAGCACTACAACATGATGATGGGCATTGACGCTTAAATTGGAGACAATTATGTGAAAAGGAACTGAAATGAGTCCATTTTATGGGGTCCATAAAGTTTTACAATAGAGCTATGCTGGGATGAGGCCATCCCGCTGAATGGAGGAAAAATGATATGGCAGAGAAACTGACGATAGATGCCATGTGGGATGATTCGCCCATTGACGTTTCCACAGAGGTGAACTTTATCTGGTCGATTGCGAACAAGCTGCGTGGCACCTACCAGAGCGACAAATACAAGGATGTCATCATTCCGATGGTCATCATCCGGCGCTTCGAGTGTGCGCTGGCTCCGACCAAGAAGAAGGTGCTGGAAACCTTCGCCGCCAATCCAAACTATCCGGCAAAGGCTATGTACCGGGTGTCTGGCTATCAGTTCTATAACACCAGCGGATTTGACCTTGCTGAACTGGTGAACGATTCCGAGCATCTGGCTGCAAACTTCAAAGCCTACATACAGGGCTTCTCTGCCAACATTCAGGATATCATCCGGAGCCTCGACTTCGACAAACAGATTGACAAGATGGATAAGAACAATCGCTTGCTCAGCGTGGTCAAGGCGTTCTCGGAGCTCGACCTCGACCCGCGTACCATCGACAACGTGAAGATGGGATACATTTTCGAGGAACTCATCCGGAAATTCTCTGAAAATGCCGAGGCTGGCGACCACTACACTGGCCGCGACATCATCAAGCTCATGGTCAACATCCTGCTGGCCGAGGGCTGCGATGACATCTTTGATGACGGCAAGGTTATTACCGTGCTCGACCAAGCCTGTGGAACGGGTGGTATGCTGTCTACTTCCTATAATTTTATCAAGCGGTATAATCCCACCGCCGATGTGCGCCTGTTCGGTCAGGAAATCAATCCGGAGTCTTACGCCATCTGCCTCGCGGAGATGATGATTAAGGGCCAGAACGCTGAGAACATCTGCTTTCAGGACACCATGCTGGCCGACCGCTTTCAGGGCACCAAGATGCGCTTCGTGATTATGAATCCACCCTTCGGCACGGCTTGGGGTGGCAAGGACGCGCCAGAAGGAGTAGAAAAAGCAGTTCGGGATGAACACGCAAAAGGAAAAGATGGCAGATGGGGAGTGGGCTTGCCGGGTTCTGGCGATATGCAGATGTTGTTCTTACAATCTGCTGTCGATAAAATGGACGACAATTTTGGACGTGCTGCAATCATTGAAAATAGTAGTCCTTTGTTTACAGGGAGTACAGCTTCTGGTGAGAGCCAAATTCGTCGATGGCTGCTTAGCAAAGACCTTATAGAAGCGGTTATTGCTCTGCCAAATGACCTATTTTACAACACGGGTATTTCTACATTTATTTGGGTGCTTTCAAAAAGCAAACGGCCAGAGAGAAAAGGAAAAATACAGCTTATTAATGCTTCGAGCTTTTTTCATAAGCTGCGCAGAGGGATGGGCGACAAGAAGAATGAAATTAGCCCCGAAGACCGCTCCGCCATCACGAAACTGTATGCCGATTTTGAGCCAGGTGAGTTCTGCAAAATCTATCGGAATGAGGAGTTCCTGTACCGGGAATATGTCGTGATGCAGCCGCTCCAGCGGAGCTATGCCATCACACTGGATCGCATAGAGGCTATGCTCTCCAAGGGCTCCCTTTCCGGTCTCTACGACGCCTCCAAGGTGGACGAGCTGGAGAACGCGGAGGAGCTCACCGGAAAAGACTTGAAGAAGCTGGAGGCTTTCCAGAACAACAAAACCGTGTTCGACGCAATTGTCGCTGCGCTGCAGGCTGCGGTGAGCGACACGGTCTATTACTCTCCCGCTGCGTTTATGCCGGTGCTGGCGGAGGCCCTCGGAAGCGGCTTACCAGTGCCTGCTGGTGAGGAACCGAAGCCACTGGCAGACAAAAAGCTCATGGAGAAGATTGCAGATGGCCTCTCCGTAATGGATAAGAAGGCTGAGATCCAGCGCGACCGGAAAGGCAATATTATCTATGATAAAGAGACACGAGATACCGAAATTGTGAAATATGAGGAAGACATCGACACCTATATGGCTCGTGAGGTGTTGCCACACATCCCTGATGGAAAAGCTTTCTTTGAAGAAAACCTTAGTGCAAAAAATCCAGTAATCAAAACTGGCGCAGAAATTATTTTCACCCGGCAATTCTATGCGCCGAGCTTTCCTGAAGCCAGTGGTACATTAGAGGATGAATTTGTGGAAATGTCGAAAGCAACAAGCCGTAAAATTGATGAACTGTTTTCAGGAGGAGCGATAATGTGATGGAGATGATAGTAAGCCCGCTGGCCCATTGGCTCGGAGAAGTTCCGGCTCACTGGAGCTTTTACAGAGGAAAGTATATTTTTCAGCAGCGCAATGAAAAAGGAAACAGCATCGAGTTACAGCTGTTATCGCCCACGCAGCACTTCGGTGTTATTCCACAAGGTGTACTTGAAGAACTGACAAGTGCAAATGTTGTTAAAGTGAAAGACGACACAGACTTGTCCACATTCAAGACAATTCATAAAGGAGACTTCTGCATTAGCCTGAGAAGTTTTCAGGGTGGCTTTGAATATTCGGAATATGAAGGTGTTGTCTCTCCTGCCTATCAGGTGTTCTATCCGATTCGGGACATCTGTGACAGATTCTATCGGTATCTCTTTAAAGACAAATGCTTCATTAACGAAATGACCTCGCATACAATGAGCCTTCGCGATGGGAAGAATATTGCTTTTGATGATTTCGGCAATACATATATTCCCTATCCGCCGCTTGACGAACAGATTGCGATTGCAGACTTTCTCGACTTGAGATGCGGGAAAATCAAAGAGCTCTACGCTGAGCTTGAGCACCAGATGGATGTACTCGACAGGTACCGTCAATCTATGATTTTTGAATGTGTTACCGGAAAGCGACGCGTTGAGGAGGCAAAAGCCGATGGCATCAGCTAAAGCAAAAACACAGTTGCAGGTCGTGCAGGATTTCCTTGACGGCGCGACCGAGGGAAGAAGCGGTTCCGGTGGAAACCTCACCATTAAGGGTGACCAGCTCATCCATTATCAGACCGTAATCGCCGAACGGTACGGGGATAAGATCATTTTGAATTACAGCCGCTATTCTCTGGTGACCGGCAAAATTCAGAAGGCCGTCAAAGAAAAGGTGCCAGGGGACAAGCTGGTGTTGTGATATGATCCCCCTAAAGTTGACCATGGAAATAACCAAATCAACTTTAGGGGGATTTTTATGTCCAAACGAAAACACAGCCCGGAATGGATGTTGGCAAGGGTACGAGAGTATTTA